GATCGTATAGGTAGCCAACGTCAAGAGTAACGTTAGTACCTGTGTCTAGGTCTTCTGAAACAATAGCTAGACCAGTTAGAGTCCAACCACGCTGAAAGCGAATCATACCCACGTTAGTACCAGAAGCAGTGCTTGCAGGTACTGTAGCGATTGCTTTTTGAGCAATAACGCCTTGTGGTTCACGTTTAGCTTGGAAGTTGTTCTCTGCTGTGCCAGCCACATCACTAAAGATTGTTGGTGTAGTCATAATATATACTCCTTATCCTAGTTTGTGTGTGGTGCTGCATAGGTTGAAATCACGATAGAACCGTAATCTTGACCATCAAACTGCAACTTCTTCATACCGTACAGAGCACGAGCCTCAACACCACGCTCATAGTCGTAGTCTTTTAGCTGGTCGGTGAACATAATAGGTGTGTTACCGTCTGTGTTCTTAGTACCGTCAGTTAGAGCGCCAGAGAACTTAGAAGCGAACAATGCCGCGTCACGTCCTACTAGAACAGCACGTCTTACGTTAGAAATAGCAACACTGTTAGTACTGTTAACACCATTAGCCACACGGAATGCAGAGTAGATGTTTACGTTTGCGTACTTAGCAACTGCCATGCGACCGTAAGAGTTAGCCATAGTGATAGGGTTGTCGTCAATCTTACCACCTGCCAACATGTTAGTAGCGTTTGTGTACCATTGGATTGTACCAGTAGTATCACGCTTAAGGTCTGTGATTTGCTCAGGGCTTAGGTACAGGTCGAACTCTTCATTGTCTAACATATCAATGTTAGGGTAAGTACGAGCTGCAAGCTCAACAGCTGCATCAACCAAGTCAAGTGTGAAGCGGTTAGAAGAAGTCAAAGCTTCATCATTCGCAACACCACCTGCACGGATAACACGGTCAGATGTTGGAGCTGCAATACTGTTCAAACCTTGAACAATAGTACGCTTAGCACCAGAGTAAACAGTACCATCTACGTTAATAGTAGTAGCGTTGTTACCTGCTAGCTGGTTAAACAAAGACGCATCCATACGACTCATGTGCCAACGCTTAAGTTGCTCAAGGGCAGACTTGTGGAATGGAATGTGAGTACGTGTTTGTTCGATAGTGTCATCGTTAGGGGATAGTACCGCGTGACGCACAACGTTCCACTGCATTGTAAATGCTTGGGTGTCTAGTGCTTCTTCGTTACCTGTTAGTGTCCCACCTTCGGTGATACCTAGTCCTGTTAAACGACCTACGTAAGGTACAGTTACATTGTCGCCTCGTTCAGCGCGGTCAAGCTTTTCTGCACGCATCAAAGAACCACGCATTGTCATGTGACCGAACCATGAGCCTTTCATCATCTCATAGAAGGTCTTAGCACCATACAGCTTAATTGCTAAAGCATTGGTACTAGTAAGTGATGTAGTAGCCATAAATAATAGCCTCCATAATCAAGTTAAATACACACGTATGCCCCATGCATAAGTGCTCATTATCTCTATCATTTCAGCTATTTATACGACCCAGCGAGGGCGAATTAGAGAGTTTCCTTTACAAATTTACAAGCGTATTAGCCCGCTGTGGCTTATTTATATAATAACAACCACAAACGGACTCGTCAACTACTGGTTAGCCAATGCTTTCTCGATTTCTGAATCAGTCAGGTTCATCAGCTCATTAACACTCTTGTTCAGGATTTGGTCTGCGGTAACACCGTCACCCTTAGCCGCAGCGCTGCCACCTAGCAAACTGGCATTTTTCTTACGGTTCTTGGCAACGTTACCTAGATTAGATTTAGCTTTAGATTGCTTGCCCTCAAAGCCATACAGCTTGGCCATCTGCATAATCTTATCAGCACCATTACCACCAGTAGCCAGAGAGTTCTCAAACAAGTTAATCTCCGCCTGTTGTAAATGCGCATCAATCTGTGCCTGTGTAGCATTAGGGTGCTGCATCTTCAGCATCTCAGTTTCACGTTGCTTAACAAACTTCTTGGCAGCTTTGTAGTTAGAGTCTGGGTTATCCTCTGCATAAATACCTTCTAGCTTCTCAATACCGCGTATCTGGTTTTGATTTTGAAGCTGCGCAGCTAGTTGTTCGTTAGTTTCCTTGGTAGAGTTCTGCATTTCTGCAAGCTGCTTCTCTAGGTTACCAACCTTCCACTCATTATATCCATCTGGGTCAAGGTCTTTGTCTGGCACTTCCTCTACTGGCTCTAGCGCCTTCTTTTGCTGTTCTGCTTGGGCTTGTTGAAACCCTTCAATCTTAGCAAGTTTCTCACGCATTTGAGCAAGCTCTGTGTCACGCTCTTTAAGAGAGTGGCGCATCTTTGCCCAAGCCTTACCCTCTTTCGGGGTGTCTGCTGGCAACACTTCCTCACCCTCTTCCTCAACAACTTCTTCATTGTCCTCTTCAATTTCATCTTGCTCATCCTCTACCACCTCCTCTGGTTCTGGGAGTGGGTCACCTACCAGCTCTGCTTCTTCTGCCTGCGCAGAATCTTCAAGTTGTTTTTCAAGGTTTTTAATATCATCGTTCATCCAATCCATTGGTTTCTCCTAATTATTACAGCCTAAGGGTAGGCGATTATATGGTTACGTTAATATTACCTATTGGTAATGTCTCTATAGCACGGTTCTCGGCATCCTTTTGTTCTGCCTCTGCTAAAACTTTTGTGGTCTCTGCACGCTTCTTATCTGCGTCTACACCTATTGAAGCCATTGTGGACTCTGCGCTAGCAATCTTCTGCGCTGTACTCGCGGCACGCTCATCAAGTATGGCTTGGTTCATAATAGCTTGCTGCTGCAACTGCTGTTGCTCACGCTCTGCTTGTGCTGCCTGCTGCTCTGGGTCTGGCTGCATACGCTGTAGAATCTGCTGCTTATCACTTTCCTTAATGTTAGGAGCGTACTTAATAGCCATGTCATACATGTTGACACCCATAAGAGCCATCTTATCTGCAACACCCATCATAAACACTGCTGTCTCGCTGCGTTGAGTTGGAGATGTAGGAGCTTCGCCAATGTCCACATCGTATTCATCAACCATACGGCTCTGTGTTAACTGTTCAAAGTTCAGTGCTCCATCTTGACCAATAACACTAATAAGGCGGTTCTCTGAATTCTCAGCTATCATCTTAATGAATGTAACCATCATGCGTGCATGTTCTATCTGGTACAGGGAGATAGCATCAAAGTAAGTAGCAAGAGTGGAGACTACTTGATTAACTCTCTGTGATTCTAACAGGGCAGATACTTGGCTGTTATTAGCCGTACCTAGAAACTCTTTATTGATACCGCTAGACTCAGCTATAGCCGCATCAGCTAGGCCGTAAATGTTTTCGTATCCTGTAGGAAGTGCTGGCATTGCCTTAGGCTGTATCTTACCACCTGCTATAGCCCCATCATTAACACGGATAGCAGCGGCTGTTGTGGCGTACTGCTGTTCAAATCTCTTAGGATTATCAACTGCTGACTCTTCATACATCACACCGCCCTTAGAGTTGGCAGCAATGGCATAAAGCATCTCAGTTAGAGCTTTGTTCATGTAGCGAGAAGGTTCACGTAGAGTGTGAACTAATCCATACCATAAGCGGTTGTTAGCATCGTAGTTAGCTGTCTTAAACTTGATGGTAAAACCCTGCTGGTCAGGGGATTTAAAGTGTTGGAATACCTTCTGGCCTGAAACGATAGCAGTGTAGTACACACGCTTTAGGTCTTTAATCGGTTCAAACTCCAAACCAAAACGCTCAAACAGCAGCGCCAAATCACTCTTAATGGTTGGTGTCATGCTAAGTATTTCAGCGGTAGGGTCGAATGCAAATATATCTTCCTTCACATCTTCATCGGAAACCTCGGCACGATTATCACGAACACGCATCATTAACTGAGAAACCATATTGGCCTGCTCAGGGTCTTCAATGTCATACAAAGGATTGTCAGCTCTGTAGTAATTCTCCAAGTGCCAGTACTGATAGTAGTGTACTTGGATTAAATCCTCTTCTTGCTCCCCGCTTGCTGCAATCTTGTCATACTCACCGCCTGCTGGATTGTAGTTGAATGAGCTGTTGTGGTCACCTGTGTAGCCTTCAAAGTCTTCTTCTGTACTACCTTTAAATCTCTGTAGAGCCTCATCCATCCCAAACGCTTTACGTCTAATCACCCAACGTGAATCAAGGATGTTCGGTTCCATTGCCTGTGAATCCCACAATACATCACTAAAGCGCAGGTTCTCGCCCCATACTTCACCGTCTGGGTTCTTTTCATACAGGATGTTGGTGTCCACTGCTGCATAGCCAGAGATAAGCATTTCTCTATCTTGGCGGCTTTCAATCTGGTCAAAGTTAGCATTCTTACGCACATAGTCGCTGATACCATTCATGTATTCGGATAAAGATTGCTGCTGTTGGTTCTCCATTATGCGTGCGCGGTAGTCTGGCTTGCGGCGTAGCTGAACCATAAAGCCTGCAACTGCATCTATGTAAGGTTTAACTTTGTTGAATGTGACGGATATTCTGCGTCCCTTGTCCTGAACGCTTGAGGTATAAGCCATTGTATCGCCATTGTGAAAGCGGTGGCTATTACGTGCTTCAGTCTGTTGCTTGGCTAAGTTGCCCTCAGATAAACTCTGGTGGCTCTTAAATTGTTCTAGTACTTTCTTTCTGTTTAACATATCACCAGCTCATAAAATCATCTTCGTCATATCCATCCAAAAGAGAATCACGGATAGACTCCCCACCCTTGAGATAATGCACATCCACTTTAGGGAATGTAGCATAAACCTCATCATCAAACACGCGAGACAGTGCGTCTAACATATCATCATGCTTGCCTACAGGGAATGTCATCATCTCCTTCTCAACAAGCGTGGTGACCATATCTACGGTCTCTCCTTCTATGTTAGTATAGTTTATTGTTCGCGGCAAGAAGAACCTCTCATTCTCAAATGGTGCAATTAACCTACGTATTCTGTCCTCTTTCTTCATGCGACCACCAACTTCTACGAGAGGGAAGCGATAGTTTAATTCGCCTTGTGCTTTGTCAATGTAGAACGAATCAGTCATCATACCGTACTTTTCACATACCACCTTAGGCGGCTTGCCTGCTTTTTTGTTCCACTTCATATGGAGTTTAATCAAGGCGTTAACCCTTTCTGTTGGGTTCATGCGGTCACGCACTGCATCTAGTAGGTAGTAATTATTGTCGTTAGCTAGGCCTAAAACCATCATGGCTGTGTAGTCAGGGTCACTATTCTCTTTGTTCTTCTTGCTGTTAGCAGGGTCATACAAGATGTAGATATTCATCCCCTTGCATGTGAAGTCTTTGGAATGGTTGTTGTAATACTTTAGGTAACGTGCCTTAAACTCACCACCACCAATCGGGGCGGGGTTTTGCATGTACTGGCCTGCAAGTTGGTACTCACTCATACCAGAATCTCTAAGGTCGTTAAGCTCTTTAGCCCCTACTCGTTCTTTGTGTAGGTACTCACCTTCTTCTGCTTCCCACTTCTTACCTCTAATCTCAATAAACGTTTTCTTGTGGAAGTATGCAGGCAGGACTAAATTGTGCCACCCTTCAGCTTCAAGAAACTTTCCACTAGGGTCTTCTTCATGCAATCGCTGCATAACGTTTACAATCTTAACCTTGGTTAAATCATTGGCACGAGGGAATAGCGTACCAGTAATCCACCTGAAAGCTTTAAGCCTGCTAGTCTCACTGGTTGCTTCTTCTGGGTTGATAGGGTCATCAATCAAGATAACATCAGCACCAAAACCTGTTACACCTTTACCTGTGGTAGCTAATAGCCTGTGACCACCCTGTGTCGTGGTGAACCAATCCTCTGTATCTTTAGCCACTGCGGTGTTAGGGAATGCCATCTGATAGATAGGACTCTTCATTACCTTGCGCACCTTCTCGGCAATATCTACACCCACATCCCTCTTAAATGATGCGGCAATAATCTGTGTGCTTGGGTTCTGACCTAACAACCAAGCAGACCATGCCTCAGATACCGTAATGGACTTCATCATACGAGGCGGCATGTTGATATTAAGGCGCTGTATCTCCCCAGCCTCTACCGCTTTAAGGTGTTCAATAATACATTCAATGTGCCAGTTAGATAGGTATTGGTGTGCAGGGGATACCTGACTAAACACTTCCTCAGTAAAAGCTAACTGGTCTGTGGCTATGATTGCGGCGTATTCTTCTGGGGATATATCCATATTGTGTACAAAATTAACCTATTGATTTTAAACAACTAAATGCCATTAGCTCACGGGGTAAATACAATGCTGGTTTAGACATTGTGTACAACTACCCTTTCGCCACCTTTAGCGCGGAATGTATGAGACAGATTAACCAGCGCATCTCTAGCTGTGTCAGCCACCAACGCCTCAGTTACAAGGGTTTCTATCTTATCCGCCAGAGCATCTGCCAATACAGTCTTTACAGCCTCAGAGTCTACAGGCGGAAAACCTAAGCCTACATCCGCTGAATACTCTGCTGAGAGCACCTTGTATTCATCTTGTGCATGGTACATGTCAGGGTACACATACATCCTACAAACCTTTGTAAAACCGTAATCTGCGTCTATCTCAACGTACTTATAATAACCCTTGTGATATGCCTCCCTGATTTGCTGGGCATATACATCTGCTACACTCATTTCTTTATCCTCTCTGCAAAGCGGGCTGCTATACCCTTCTGCTTATCAGATACGTCTACAGTCTTAACCTCATGCTTTTCAACGGTTAACCCGCTTACCTTGGCCAAATCAACACCAGACATACGCAGGTTAGAAATGTCCTTCCCCTGCTCAGCTAGCTCTGCCGCTCTTCTGATTAGATTTACGCATTCCTCTAGGGTTACTGCTGATTTATCTACCTGCTTCTCCCTAAGCTCTTTTATCCTTGCCGACACCTTGTCTACGGCTGCTACTTCGGATGCTTTCTCATGAATTGTTTTATTCATCATGTTTTCAGCATCATAGGCATCTCTATAAGCGTCTGCCTGACTCATCATCTCAAGAGCCACGCAAACTGCAAAGCGTTCTTGTTTAGCTGTTAGTTTAGACACCGATAATACCTTGGTTTTGTGGAATCATACGCCTAGTGAATTTACCTTTAAAGTTCATGGCTTGTGTTAGTATGGCAGCTTTAGGTTGGTTAACTGTTACACATTCTTGTGCGCCAGTAGAGGAGGTGAATAGGATTGTATTGCTTTCACCGTGATATTCTACTTTAGCTGTACCTGCGAACATTTCTTGTATTTCACTTACGATACCTTGAGCTTCAATAGCTACTTTGTTGATACCGAAAGACTTAACTGCTTCTTCTACTTCGGCTATATCAGTAATGATTGCTGGAGATTCTACAGGTGTTTCTACCTTAGGGGTTTCAGTGGTTGCTTTAAGCTGTTCTTTGATGTGACTGTTAATACGTTCGATAATATCGGTCTTTTTACGTAAGCCGTGAATGTCTACGCCTTTTTCTTTGGCGATAGCTCTAAGCTCTTCAATCTTTTTGTCGTGCATGTGATTTTCCTAGTGAATGGTTGTTTTAATAAAGCGTCCATGTTTGTCTCTAGCATATTGCCTAAAGCGCATTCCGCCTAACTTTATCATGTTGGATTCGCCATTCATTACTTTTACAAGCTGTTCCTCTATGCGGCTATATCGTGCTGCGTAAAGGTAAGCAAGGTTAGCGTGTCGTCTGCACTTAACAAGTAAATATACAGACGTTGCAAGTAGTAATGATGCTAATATCCATCCCATACATACATTTTATACTAACTTTACATCCTGTCAACAAAAAAGAACCCCCGCAAAAAGCAGGGGCAAGCAAGCGGGAAACCCATCGCGCTTAAACTAAATCTTCCAAACAACTATTCAACCCATTAACTTTACTTGTTAAGTCTAACAACATGCCTTTTACGCACTTGGTTATGTCTTCGTTAGCTGCTGGTGTGTATTCTTGGGTTATATCTAGCTCTAAACTAACCTGAAACGGTGTCTCGTTACTTAACATAACTTTTACAGGCATATCCTCCAGAATTTTGCACAAAGCATTCTCAAGGTCTTTGGCGCTGTTGTACTGTGTTGGTATTACGTATTCAAAATTAGTTGTCATGATGTTTTCCTTTAGCTAAAGTTACACACTTATTCAACCTGTCAACAAATCCACCTGCAATAATTTCAGGGTCTGGGCAGTCGGTTGAGAATTGTAACCATCCTTTGTTTGACATTTTCGCTATAAAATCATCGAAGTCTATTACAGCTTCACAAAGTTTATTGAGTAACTGTAAATCATACTCCGCTGTTACTTCATTTGGTTTTTGTTCATTTTTCACCTTTTTCTCCTTTGTTGGTATTGTCATGTTACTTGCTGGTAGTGGCATTGTCATTACTGCTCTCCTAGTCCTTCGTGCATCTCACGCCTATCTAGCGAGTTATGCACATATGTTATACTTCCATCTTCATTGGTATGTGGTTGTGGTCTGCACCAACAACCCTCACTATCCACATGCTCCTTAAGGTCATCAATTGGCATGACGTGATATTTATCTTCGCTCATAACCCCTCCAATATTCCTATACGTTGGTTTGTTTTCTCTAACAGTTT